CAGGATCCACAGCGCAAGGCGCTCGATCAGGTTGAGGCCGGGAAGGAATGGCATCATCCCTCCAGTTTGCCGAGCAGGCGGCGGAGATACCACTGCGCCTTGGCCAGCGACACCGCCTCACCCTTGTGGCGCTCGCGCCAGGTGTATTTGATGATGTTCCCTTTGCAGTAACCCCGAAACTCCTCCGGGGTCAATGCCGCCTCGATGGCATCGATGCACTCGATCCCGCCTTGCCGGTAGTGCTCTGGGTTGATCTGATCGCTCATGCCAGCACCTGCTGCTCTGCGTTCTTCCACTTCTTGCGGTTCACGATGTCGCTGACATGCGGCACGCTGATGCCGTAGGTGATTGAGATGTCGAGCATGGTCTCGCCCTTGGCGTAGAGCTGGCGGATGTCGATCGCGTTCTGCGGCGTCAGCACCGCAGTGCCGGGGATGTGGCCGACCTGGAAGCTGTGACGGTTGGCGTTCACGCCCACTTCTCCCCCAGCAGCTGAGCGCGGCACACTTGGATCGCCTGCTGCGCGTTCTTCTGCGTCATCACCGATTCAGTGGCATCCATCGCGCGCACCACGCGGTCGAGCAGGTCCGGGTAGTAGGTGTCCCGGAAGTTGGCGGCGATGTCCCGGCAGAACTCCTCCCAGAGCCCGGTGTAAGTACTGCGCAGTGGATGGCCGTAGGGCAGCTCATCCCGGCCGCTGCGCTCATACAGCGCCTCCATCATGTCGGCGCGTTGCTGGTCGAGGAACGTGGCGTGGGTCATGTGTCGAGCATTTGGCGAATGTGCAGCAGCTCAGCGCAGAGCTGGTGGCGGTTACGGATGCCGGCGATCCCGCGCAGCTGGTCGATTCTGATGTCGATCAGCTGGCGCAGCCGGTGGCGCTCATCATGGCGACCCTGCTGGTAGGTGCCGCTATCGGTGAGCAGCTGATTGATGCGATCGCGGATCTCGCTCACGCCACCTCCACCTCAGCACCCGGCCAGCGGGCTTGTGCGTACCGGATCGCGTGCCGCTTGGATTCGGCGCGAGTGATCCAAGTCATTGGCCGAGCACCCCGCGGGTAGATCAGCAGCTTGAACTCCTTGGTGCGTGCCTTCGGCCTTGGCCGGCTGATGCCATCGCCGTGCTTACTGGTGGGCTCCTCCTCGCGCCATTGCCAGGGGAGCATGGCGCCGGTGATTTCAGGCATGGGACTCCTCAGCGTTGATCCATTCGATCTGCGACCACCACTCGAGCCAGGTGTCGGCAGCGATCAGCTTGGCCTCGGTCAGGCTGTGCGCTGTGATGCACTCGACCACGTTTGCGGCCTTGATCTGGAAGTAGAAGCGGCGCTCAGTCATCAGCGTGCCTCCAGTCGGTGCCGGGCTGGTGTGCGCGCAGGAACTCCACCAGCAGGCGGTGAGCCTCGCCCGCGTCTTCGATGAACTGACCGCGGTAGTGGAAGCCTTGCGCGTCAATCAGGATGATCGGATCCGGCAGTTCGCTGACCCTTAGCTGGATGCTGCTGGCGATGTCAGTCATGGCGCACCACCTGCTGCGTGCCGCTGTGGGTGGGTGCGTGATGAGCGCCGGACTCGATGCCGATCATGGCGAACACGGCTGCGGCGATCAGCAGGCAGATGGCGTTGTTGATGCGGTTGATCATTGGAGGTACTCGGGGCAGTGGCGGCTGATGAAGTAGACGGACTCGAGCACGTCAGTGCTGACGGGCTTGCCTTCGTAGGTGGTCATGATCGGCCGGCGTGTTCTCGACCAGTTCTCGGCCATAGCCGACTTGCGGGCTTCATCGGCGCTCACGCCTAGGTCACGAAGCTGGCAATACCGGAGCCCGTAAAGGTTGGGATAGAAGGATTGCGCAAGCGCTGGACTGGCGGCCAGCAGCGCTAGCGCCGCGAGTGTGGTGCGGATCATGTGGAGAGCGCCCGGCGGACGCGGTAGCGGGTGAGGTTGAGGCGATCAGCGATCTGTCGCTGGCTGAGGCCGGTGCGATGCAGGACGCGGATGCGGCGATCGTCAGAGGCGGTGAGCCAGTCGATCACTGCGACCACCAGCAGCAGCGGCAGGAGCAGCTTCCAGATCACCAGCAGAGTGGCGGTGAGCATGGTGTGGTGTGGGTGATGGGGGAGAGCCCCGGAGGGCTCAGGCATCGAGCAGCCGGATGATCTCCTGGCGGCGCTGAGTGATCGCCCACCACTGATCAAACTGCTCGGACTCCATCAGGGCTTCGGCCTGATCGTTCAGCTCAACCAGCTCGTTCAGGAGAGTTTCCATGTTCAGCGCAGCCTTTGGGCTACCGAGTGGGGGACCGTTTGCCCCCGGTGACCGAATCATACACCGCAGACCGTGCATCCTGCCAAGGCAGCTGTCACATTCCGTAACGTGCCTCGGCTTCCTCGGATCGCCGCCGGTTCGCCTCGCGCAGTGGAGCGATCTGATCCTTCGCCTCGATGTGTTCCACACGCAGCTTTGTGTGACCCGTGCTCAGCTCCAGCGGCACCCGCAGCACCGGCTTGCTCAGGTGTGCAGCGCTCCAGCCCACCGCATAATCCGGCACCGCCATCTCGACCGTAAACCACTTGTGGCCGCAGTCACCGCACACGCGGCGCCGCACCACCTGATCAGCGAGCCGGTTGTTCGTGATCGGCACACGCAGCGCGCTGCTCGAGCACTTTGGACAGTTCATGGGCACCATGGGGGCAATACGCCCCAGACAGATGAAGTTCGGTGAGTGGATGGTGGCGCAAATACCACCAGAAAAACAGTTCATGATCGAGAAGCAGTGCCGCGATCTTGAGCGCCACCCGCAGGCCGGCCCGCTCGCGGCAAAGCTCCTGAAGCAGTGCTACCACCAGCAGGAGATGCTCCAGGCCGCAGTCCATGAGATCGCGCGCCTGGAGCTTGAGCTGATGCAGCCCTAGAACAGATCGGCCTCGATCACCTCGGTGACCACGCCATCAGTCGCCTGAGCCAAGCTTTGGGCAGCAGCCTGCGCAGTTACAGGCGGAACCCAGTCACGCGGCGGCTGCGCCACTGCGCTCACATATGCCAGCCCCTTGCTGCTGGTCTTCTTCCAGCCGCTGATAGGCACTTGGACGCTGCCGTACTGATCCGGCGTCTGGCTCATCACGAACGCACAGAAGGCGTCGAGCTCCTCGACCTTCACGTTCATCATTCCGCTGAAGTCCACCTTGCTGTCGGGCTTGGTGGACTTGAAGATCGACAGGTTCAGCTTGAAGCTCATGGTCTCGGTTGGGTAGGTGGGTGGTTGGGCATCCCGCGCAGGTTGCGAAGCTCATACGCCTCGACCTCAGCCACGGGATACAGCACGCGGCCTCCGATCTTCACGAACCTCGGGCCGCGGTTCTGGCTGCGCCAGTTGTCGAGCGTTGCCAGCGTGACGACACCGCGCCAACGCTCAGCAAGCTCTCGGGGCTGCAGATAGCCCGGCTGGTCAGAAGATTTCGTCATCGGCAATCACCTCCTCTGTAATGACGACCGGCTGCGCTGCCGGTTTTTGCTTCAGTTTTTCGTTCAACTGCTCGACCGTGCTGGCAGGTGCCGGCTCAGCCTCGCTCACAGTGATCGGCTCGACATCGAGCACCTCCTCCTGCGTCTGGATGCCCACCAGCAGCTCGGGGATGTACAGGCGCCCCCAGAAGGCTGCGGCCCGATAACGGATCATCAGCTCGGGCATCGTCAGCCACTTGCTGCCGGCCTTGGTCGCCCAGCCTTCACGCTTGGCCATCGCCATCGTCACCTCAGGGCCGCGCAGCTCCTGGCCCGTGGCGTGCTCAGTCGCCACAGCGGTGCAGGCCAGCGTGTCGCCCTTGCCGGTGATCTCATAACGCAGCGGCGTGAACCGGCCGCATCCGTTGATCAGGCCGATGATGAACTGGCTCGACCAGCTCGGACGGCCGTGGATGATGTGCAAATTCTGCATCACCATCAGCGGGTCCATCCCCATCCGCCGGCTGATGTTCAGTGCCACCAAGCAGTTGGCGAACCCCTGCTGCCCTTGGAACTGCGGCGGGATCAGTGTGCTGCTGGCAAGCGCCTTGGCGTAGCGCTGTGCTTCATCGAACGCAGTCACGCTTGAGAACACACCCTGCTGGGTGGTGGTCAGTGCTGTTGATTCGGTCATCTCAGTAGGTCTCGATTT